GAAGAAGAGGAAGAGCGGATCTCGGGCATCATGCCCGCGCCGTAGCCCACCGCGCCCGGGCCGAACATCAGGCCGCGCTGGATGGTCACGCCCGACACGGTCGCGCTGTCGGTCTGGATCGTGTTGGACTCGAGCACCTCGATGTTGCCCACGCGCGTCACGCTGGGGACGAGCAGCGGGTTGGACGAGGGCACGAACACGGACTGCGCGCGGTAGTCCGGGTCCTGCTTCAACTGCCGCGCCTGCTTGGGCGAGATGATGCAGCGGTAGGTCCCGTTCGAGAAAGTCGGGATGTTGGCCGTCTTGAGGGCCTCTTCGCCACGGAACAGCGTGTCGAGATCGAGAGCCGTCTCGCCGGAGTTCGGGAACGACGCATCGCTCGTGAGCGAGCCCGGGCGCACGACGCTGTTGTTCGACGCGCTGTCGAACTGCAAGCCCACGACGGTGTCGAGGTACTTGTTGCGGTCGTAGACCAAGTTGAGGCCCACCATCTCGCGGAGCTGGTGAACGGACTTCATCGAATCGAGACGGTCGATGGCGTACGGCGCGGGGCCCGAGCCACCGGACGCAGCCGGTCCCACCACGCGCAGGAGCGTGATGGAAACCTGCTCCGCGCTGATGTCGATCGGGGTCAGCGAGATCGTCTGCGACGAGGCGATCGTGCGACCCGCGACGGTGTAGAGACCGCCCGCGAGGACCGGACGATTGATCCGCACCGTGTGGCCGATCCCGGGCTTCTCAAGGTCAACGACGGCCTTGATGGCCTCGCCGAACGGGCCGTTCGAGAGGATGAGCTGCTGATCCAGCAGGGACGGGACGGGCGCGCCCTGCACAACGGCAGCGCGACCGAAGTCCATCCCGGCGGCGAGGAGCTGAGCCTTGGCGCTCGCGGCGTAGGCCATGAGCGCGAAGGTGAACTGGGGCTGCGGGGCGACGAGCATATCGCTCGACACCACATCGAAGAACTCCTGCGGAAGCGTAACGCGTGAGGCGACCATGTTGAGATTCTCCTATCAGTTGCGGGATCGCGCCCGCTGGAGCGCGTCACGGTTGCGGTGCTGGTAATCGAGAGCGACGTACGGCGCGACCTTCTTGAGCCGCTCGTACTCGGCGAGGATGCTCGCGTCATCGTCCCCGGGCTTCGCGCCAGACGGAGACGTAGCCTTGGGCGCGGTGTTCGCCGGTGCGGCGACCGGAGCGCCGAGAAGGCCAGCGGCCTTGAGCTCGCGGAGCGCAGCCAGTTGCTTCGCAGGGTTGTCCCCGGCGAGCTTGGCGACGTACGCGCGGACCTCTTTCGAGACACCCTCGAGCGCGCCCTTCGCGTACTCGGCCAGCTCGGCGCGGTACGCCTTGGCCTCGGACACCTCGGCGCTCTGTGCCTCGATCTGCGAGCGGAGACGCGCAAGGATGCGCGATCCCTTCTCGGGGGCCGGGGTGCTCTTCGCGCTCGCGCTAGGAGCCTCCACAGGGGCGCTCGGAGCCGTCGCGCGCACGAACTTGCGCGGGGCGGGCTTCTCGGGCGCTGGCGGGGCCGCTACGGCCTCCGGTGCTGCCACCGGCGCAGCCGACGCATCCGCAGGAGCGGACACGGCGACAGCGGGCGCGGCGGCGGGCTTCGAGCCGTCCATCACGCGGACTCCTGCGCGGGACCGGGCGGCGGCGGCGGGTAGCTACCGCGCTCATCCTCCATCGCGTCCATCAGCGTCTCCGCGTCGATCTCCATCTCCTCGTCACCGGCCTTCAGCATGATGCTGCCGTCCTCTGACTCGGAGATCACGATCTCGGACGCGGCTTCGAGCGCCTTGCGAAAGGCCTCGTCCTCGTCGACGGCCATCTTGATGGCCATCTTGGCGTGCATCGCATCCATCAGGCCACCGTGTAGCCGACGATCACGCGGTAGTACCGCTGCGTCGTCGAGGTGTTGGCGGGGAGCGTCGGGGTGCCGCCCCACGCGCTGTTCAGCGGGTCGATCACGACGTTGGCGCTCGTGAACGTGGTCGTGCCGGTGTACGTCACGCCACCGACGACCGCAGCGCCGACGAGCGCGGCAGAGCGGAGCGTCACAGTCTTGCCATCACGGCGCGCGCTCTGGATCGCGGTCGCGACCGCAGTCGACAGCGTGTCGGTGCCACCGATCACCGTGTTGGCGGTGTCGTTCCAGATCGACACGGACGCCGACAGCATCGTGCCGGTCGCAGCCTCGGCGCCATACGCATCGTCCGGTCCACGAACGAGCTCGATAGCGGCAACAGAACCAGTGCGAGTAGCCATCTTGAATCACTCCTGTGCGGGTTGCGGGTGCCAATCGGCGGACCCGCACTGCGAGCACGCCGGGACGTTGTGAGGTTCGCGCGAGCCACAGCACGCGCACACCTTCTCGGGCGCGGGTGCAGGCTTCTCTGCGGGCTTCTTGCTCATGTGACTTTCACCCTTGCGTTATCACGGATTCGGTTGCGAAGGGCCCCGGTCCTCATGCCGACGCGCGAATACGCTGCATGCTTCTGCTTCCACCGCCGGTAAGCGGGGTCGTTCGGCTTGATCGGGACGTCTCTGAGCCCTCGTTCGAGGCGGTTGAGAACCCAGTCGAGGATCGCGCTCTCGGCGAACTGGCGAACCTGCGTCACTCCAGGCGCTCGACGCGCATCGCCAAACTGTTCCTCGAGCACGCGCGCGATGTGCCCGCGCAGCCGCGGACTGTCGGCGGCGAAGTCTCGGCCTTGTCGCGCGAGGATGCCGAACAGCTCGTCGTAGCTCAGGCCGCTCGGGTGCGTGCCCGGGATGCGGAGCACGTAATCAAGCCGACGCGCGAAGGCCCTGAGATCAGGTACCGGCATCGACGGCCTCCACCTCGACGGGCTCGCGATCGGCGAACGGTGCAACCATGCGCTCGATCACGACGTCCGAGAAGCCGGGGAACGCAGCGGCGATCACCACACGCGCGGTCTCGACTGGCATCAAGCCGCTCGACAGCGCGGTGATGATCTCGAGCAACGAGGACACCTGCGTATCCGTGAGCGACGGCAGGTCTTCGCCCTCGATGCGGACCTCGCCCTGACCGAGCACCTTCGCCACGTCGTCGACGCCCTGCGCCTCCTCGGTCTTGAGCTCCTCGATGGACGCGGTCAGCCCAAGCAGCGGCGACACGAGCGCGCGGCTTTCTTCGAGGGTCATGATCGGACGCGCGCCGTTGGCGCTTTGAGCAGCGGCGATTGCGGCTTGCACCTCGGACCAAGCGGGCTCGAAGTATTCGCCCCACTGGAGCGTGATGAGGCGATGCGCCGACAGCGTCCGGTACACGCGCGTGAGCGCGGGCCGCGCGGCCTCCAGCGTCGCGAGGAACACCACTCCAAGCGTCGAGGCGACGAGCCTTGCGATGATGTCCACGATGGCTACCAGCAGGTCGCCATACTCGACGCGGAGGTCGTCCGCGTGAGCCAACATCGGGGCGAGCATCAACGACAGAGCGCGTGCGGAGAGCTCCCCGGTCCCGAGCTGCTCAGGGTCGGCCAGCACCACGCCCATCGCATCGACGATCGTGCGTCGAAGGTGCGAGACGTTGCCCTCGATGATCGTGGCTCCAGCACCACTGCTTTCGAGCAGCTTCGCGTCGGACCCGACCGGCAGATTCCAGATCTTCTGCGGGCTCTTCGTCGACGCAGGGTCGCCGCCAGTGACGCGGCGAAACATCCGGTCGAACACGCCCGCGACACTGACCGCTGTGCGCCCCTGCGGAAGCATCGTGTCCTCGACGGGGTCGACTCCCGTCCTGATCATCTGGGGCTCGCCGTTGTACAAGGCGTTGCGATGCAGCTGGGAGAGCGCGAGGTCCAACGCCTCCACCTCGTCCTCGAGCCCTTCGAGCAGCGCGTGTCCGTCGATGCTCGTGTCCCCGTAGATCGGCTCGGCGCTGTGGCGATGCCAGACCGCAGGGACGAACGCGCATGGAGCTTCGGCGATGACCTCGACCTTGCTCCAGTCGATCGGCTCGCGAGCCGCGCGCTCCGCGAGGACCGGCGCATAGACGCAGTCCTTCGGCGGGCTGATCTCGCGGCGATGGATGTACATCTTCTGATCGCTGTGCAGGAGCTTGCGCTCGATGACCAGCGCATCGAGCGTGCGTCCATCCGCTGCGAACGTCGGCGTGCACCACTCGGCCGGGACGAGCTTGATCGATGGCTGGCCCTCGACCAGCTCGCACAGCACGACGACGGTGCCGACCTCGAGCCCCTCGGCGAGCGCCATCCGCATCGCACGGCGAAGGTGCGCGACGCGCTCGATCTCCTCGATGAGCGCACGCATCGACTCGCGCTCGTCGTCGGACAGCGCGATTCCGTAGGCTTGCGACGCGAGCGTGAGCGTTGGGTACGCACGCTCGCCGAACACGAGCGAGACGATGCGTCGACCAGCGGTGCGACCGATCAGGCTCTGCACGCACGGAGCACGCTCGCGGAGCGGCACCGAAGCGTCCCAGAACGAGGGCCGGCCGTCGTAACCAGTGCCCTGCCACTGACGTCGCAGCCGCTGGATACGCCAGTAGCGCTCCGACTCGCCGAGCGCGCGAAGCTTCGTGTTGAAGGCGGCGAGATCGGCGGGTACGGGGCTCAACATCAAAAGTCGTATCCTGTCTCGGACGCTACGCGAGGACTGCTGGCAAGTCCACAGAGGTCGAAGCACGCCCAAACTAGCGCGTCAAGGCGGTTCGGCGAGGGGTCGCCCGCTGCGGAGCTCCACGTGCACATCTCGTCCTCGAGCCGCTGGAGCCCCGGCAGGTGCCGCACCTTGCCCTGCTCGTAGAGCGCTGCGACAGGCTCCGCGCGAGCGCGCTTGCCGCGAGCAGCGTGCACCAACCGCACGCGCGTCCTCGCCCCGGCTGCGCGCAGGGTCTGCTCGACGAGCGCACCGCCCTGGTTGCTCTCGGCCACGATGCAATCCGCCGCGTGCTCCTCCGCGAGCGCGACCGCGCGTCGAGACCAGTCCGCGGGCGAGAGGTTGCCGCTCCCGTCACGCAGCACCCACGCACGACCCTCGAAGTCGATCCCCGCGACCACGATCCCACACTCATCGCCGCCACCGTCCGCTGCGACGCTCGGGTCGAGCGCCACCACCACGCGACGCAGCTCGGGGGCGACGCGCGCGCTTGCGCTCTCGATCATCGCGCGCGTCCACAGCGCGCCGGGGGTGTCGTCGAGGATCTCGCCCTCGAGCTCCTGCCGACCGAGACGAGTACCCGCATAGCGCGCAGACAGGGCCTCCACGACGCCGGGAGCGAGGTTGCGCGCGTTGTCCGCAGTCCTCCCTCGCGTGACCACGGTCGACGGCGAAGCGACGAGCGACCGCACGAGCGCGGTGGGTCGCGGGGTTGTGGTCGCGACCACGCGCGGATCGTCACCGAGGCGCAGCCCGAGTTGCAGCTGGTCCCACGCATCGGGGTAGCGCCACGCGCATATCTCGTCGACCCACGCCGAGTCGTGCTGCGGTCCGCGCAGTTGATCGGGCTCGTCCGCGCTGTAGGTCGTTGCGATCGCGCCGTTGGGCCAAGTGAGCCTGCGCCTCGACGGCTCCCACACCGGCCGCTCGTCCGCGCGGTGGATCGCGAGCAGCCCTGACTCGCCCTCGATGAGCACATCGCGCACGTCGGCGGCGGTCCTCGCGACGAGGGCGATGCGTCGAGCGCGACCGCGCGTGGCCATCGCACGCACCCACTCCGCGCCCGTGCGGCTCTTACCCCATCCTCTGCCCGCGAGGATGAGCCACGTACGCCACTCGCCTGGAGGCGGTTGCTGCTCGGGTCGGCCCCACACATCCCACCGACGCAGGAGCCTCTCGCGGGCGATCGGGTCGAGCGCGCGGACTTCCTCGAGCAAGTCAACCGCGATCGCCATGCAGGGCCTTCCGCAGTCGCTCGACGAGCTCGTCCGACGCGTCGACGGACACCTGCTCGCGGTGCTCTCCCGCCGCGCGCTTCGCTGCGACCTCGGCCTCCCACCGCGCGCGTCTGGCGTCGTGCTTGGCCTTCGGGTCGCCCCTGCGGTGATCGAGCAGGAACGCAGCCGCGCGCCAGTCCTTCGCCGCTGCAACGCGCACCTGCGCGGTGATGCTGTTCGTCGCACGCGCATACGCTCGCTCGGCCTCGACAAGCAGCGCGTTGACGTCGGGGTCGTGGTGCTCGCCCTTCTCGCGGTACGCGCGACGCCAGTCCATCCACGTTCGCCACGGGATGCCCGCAGCCACGCACGCATCGCGGTAAGTGCTGCCCGCATGGAGCGCGTCGAGCACCGCCTGGCGCATGGCTGGCTTGTATGCGATCGGCCTAGGCATCGGCCAACCTCGGCTCGAGTCCAAGCGCGGCAAGTCTTTCAAGCGCAACGGCAACGTACTTTGGAGAGAGCTCGATCGCGCGACAGAGACGACCAGTCTGCTCAGCAGCGACCAGCGTCGTACCGCTGCCGCTGAAAGGCTCGTATCCTATGTCCCCGCGTTGACTGCTGTTTTGCAGGCAATCAGCGACGAGCGAGACCGGCTTCATGGTCGGGTGTTCGCCGTTGCGAGATGGCTTGTCGTGCGACAACACGCTGCGCTTGTCTCGTCCTCCGTACCAGCGACGGTTCTTTCCCTTCCAGCCATACATGATCGGTTCATGCTGGTAGTGATAATCCGCGTGACCAAGCACGAACGTCTGCTTCACCCACGCCAGCGTCTGGTGCCACTTCCATCCAACGGCTTTCCATGCTGTTGCGAATTCATAAGACAGCGCACCCGGAGGGTGCGCCACATAGATCGGCGCTCCATCGCATAGCGCTGCATCGATGCCTTGAAAGGCACCGCGCAAGAGCATCGGCAGGTCCGATGCTCCATCGTTTTCGATCACCAGCGAATCCTTTGTCTTGCCAACATATTCAACGCCGTATGGCGGATCGGTCCAACACCATACGGCTTGCTCTCCAGACATCACGCGAGCAACGTCATCGCGCTTCGTTGAATCACCGCAGAGGATGCGGTGTTCACCGCCTCCCGACGACGGGATGATCCATAACTGACCGAGCTTGACGTTCCATTTCCTGCCAAGCTCCTCGGCGCGATCGATCGGAGCTTCGTCCTCGTCGACTTCGACTCGTTCGCTTGGGGCTCCATCCGCAAGCACCGCATCGCCCGCGCTCTTGACGATGGCGTCAAGGCTTGCGGCGTCGAAGCCGATGTCTCGCATCGTCTCGGACTCGCGCCCGAATTGCTGCGCCATCTCGACGATCGCCAGCGGGTCATCGACGCCTTGCAGCGCGCGCGCGTTGTCGGCCAGCGTCATCGCGTCGGCCTCGGCGTCGCTCACGTCGACCCATCGCACCGGGACCATCCCCGGCCCCGGAGCGAGCTTGTCGAAGAGGTGCTCGTGCCCACCGCGCAGCTCGCCGTCGACCTCGATGCCCGCCATGATCTCCTTCGCCGCCTCGAGCCTGCCGTGACCGCCGATGATTCGCTTCGTCGACCGCTGCGCGACGATGGGAGCTCCCCACGCGGTACGCAGGATCGAGCGAGCCAAGCGCATCACCTCCTGCCCGTGTCGGCGAGGGTTGCGCGGGTTGGGTCGCAGGTCGTCGACGTGCGCCCAATCGAGGGCTGTGGCACGCGCGTTAGGTGCGGTTTTGGTCATGGTTTCCTCCTGTTGCTCCCGTCACCGTGGTGACGACTTCTTCGGCGCGCCGGGTTGCCACAACCTGCGAGCCCAGTAATTCGGGCTCAACGGGTTGTCCTTCGTGAGCCGACCGCTCGCGTCTTTGATCTTCGCCGACCGCGCGAGGTAGCTCTTGCGCGCGGCTTTGCTGTAGTTGTGCCCGTAGCCCGCGGCCCCGAAGTGGATCATGCGGACCTTGCCCGACTTCGGATCGCGCACGTACACGGTCTTCTTCTTGTCGGCGGGGGTCACGCCTGGAATCTTGCGCGGCGCTCGGAGCTTGACCTCTCGTCCACGGTACTCAGCCATCGTCGCCTCCGACCGGCCTAGACTGCCCGCGCGGACGGGAGGACCCCGACCAAGGGGTGTGCTGACGAGGCACAGGTCGCACGCGCGAGCAGACTAGGACGGTCCGGAAGAGCGTACCGCCCGCGCGTCAAGCGCGCAAAGATCGGTCAGTCCTCGCTGGACTCGACCGCTTCGAAGAGCGCGAGCTCGGTCGCGGTCGCGGTGGCCATGTCGCGATGGTATGCGATCGCGAGAGCGAGACGCTCCTTGGGCGATGCGGACTCGTGCGCGCGGTTACGAGCGCGCTCGGACTGCACTGCGCGCATCACGTCGCGCGTGTATTGCTTGGCCAGTTCTTCGATGGTCACTGTTTCCTCCCGTATTTGCGAACCAGGTGTTCGGCGCGGGACCTCATGCGCTCCCACGCGTCTGCGTCTGTCTCGTCGTCCATCGAAGCTGCTTGGATGACCCCGCGATGCTCGACGGACCACTCGCCGGTCGCGCTGCGGATGACCTCGACGTCTGCGCCGAAGCTCCACACGCACTGACGGTCGGAGCTGCTGTATCGGACGCTCACGCGACACCGTGCCTTGCGATGGTGGGCGAGGTCGATCGGGCCATGCGGCGTAGGCACGCGCGGCAGGTGACGCGCTCGGGGATGCGGGTGCCGGGGTGCTCCTCGGCGAGCTGGTAGCAGAGCTCTCCCGACGCACAGCAGGGCCACCCATCGGCCCACCACGATCGCGTGGTCTGCACGCCTCCGAGCCAGTGGGTTCGCGGCTGTCTCACGGGACTCTCCGCATCGCATCGAGACTTCGCGCCAGCTCGTCACGCTCGCGCACGAGCTCTCGGTTGCGCCCCTCGGCGGCTGCAAGTTCGCGCTCGGTCATCGCAAGCGCGCTTTCGAGGGCCTGCGCGTCCGCGCCGTCGAGCGGCTCTCTGTCGCGCGCTGCTTGTCTTGCTGTCTTGGCCTTGGTCATGGTCGTCCTCCTACCTGCAATTATGGCTGCGATTGTGGCCACTGGCCAGAGTCAAGCGGACTGCGCCTCATCGAGCGCGCGGCGCAGTCGCGAGAAGTAGTGCGGGCGATCATGCTGATGGATCACGGGACGGATGGCGTCCTCGACGGTCCATCCCGCGCGCATTCGCTGATAGGCGGCGGCTTGGGTGATCTCGGCGAGGGCGGCGATCTGGCGCGCGCTGTACCACCAGCCGCTCCGCGCACGGTACTCGGTGGTGAGAGCTCCGCGCAGTCCACGGGTCAGGCGTTCGTCCTCGGGGCGGCGCTTGGAGCATCCCTCGCCGCGCGCGCACACGATGGCGTCGTCGTCGTAATCGTAGCGCCACGCACCGGCCTGACCGCAGTAGTCACAGCACACGCGTCGGAGCGAGCTGGTGTCGCGCGTGCCGTTGGCTCCGCGCACGTGACGGGCGGTGTGCCAGCGCATCATGGCGGTGATCTCGGCGTCGGTCAGGCGGGCAAGTCGGTGTCCACGGGAGCGGGCGACGCGGTAGATGGTGTGCCAGGCGTACCCCGTGGCGGCCTCTAGGCGGGCGACCTGCGCCGGTGAGCGACGGGTACCGGTCTGCGGGCCTCTGGGGCGTCCTCGAGCCGCTACAGGCACCTCGACGGCCTTGTGGGCGGCGGCGAGCTCAATGAGCCGCTCGTCGGGCACGTCGCACGCTCGGAGGCCCACGGCGGTCGCGACGCCCCGGAGCGTGGCCCAACAGTAGCCGGTGGCGGCCTCTAGGCGTCGTCGTCTGTCGGGCGATGCAGGGTACTGTCCGCGCGTGTGTGGTTTGGTCATGGTCGTTCCTCCTTGCGTTTGGGTCATGGCGTAGCCGTGCCGCGCCACACGGCGAGGCGGAGCGCGGCTTCGGCGACGGCTTCTGGGTCGGGTGCGCCACCATCGGCGCAGATAGCCGCCCGCTCCTCGTAGAGCTCGATCCAGCCAGCGGGCCATTGGTCCCTAGGCGGCAGGGCCGGGGCGAGCGCGTACAGCAGCTCGGGGCAGAGCGCGTTGATGGCGGCTTGAACGCCAGCGGGCGCTTCGTGTCCCTCGGCGTACACGACGCGGACGTGGCCGGCGACGAAGATGAGGGCGACGTCAGCGGACATGGATCACCTGCCCCGTGGCTTCGAGTGACTCAAGTGACGCAAGTGACTCACTCCCCCCCTTATTCTCTCTCTTTATATTAGTAAGGTTACCAACCCCTCGTGTGGGGTAGGTGGAAAGTGAGTCACTTGCGTCACGCAAGTCACTCTCTCGCACGCACCACACGGCGCCCTCGTTGCCCTTGCGGTCGATGTGCAGGTGACGAGAAACGCCGTCAGAACAACGGATTACGCGGCCTTTGTGCTTGCGAAGCGTCTCGGCGACACCGCGTGGCGTCAGGGACCTCCCGGCGCATAGCTCCGACAGCGCTTCACGTAGACCCTGATGTGCAAGCGCCCGGGTGGTACCTGCCTCGCGCTCGTCGTGCTCGAGGACGCGGAGCACCTGCGCGACGGTGGCGTACCCGCCATGCTTGGCTGCGACGGCGCGCCAGCCCGACAGCAAGCCCGCGAGGGCGGTCGTGGTGACGTCGGCCTCCTCGCGCAGCTCGACGCGCGTCTCTCCCGGATCGGCGTAGCCGCACCACACCAGCGCGCCTCGCACGAGGTCGCTCCACCCTGCGAAGCTGCCCCACGGTTTGAGGTCGATCGTGTCACCGGAGATGCGCCACGCGCGTAGGACCGTGAGCGCGGCGATCACCAGCTCGTTGCGGTGCTCTCGCGCGTACTGCTCGACGTTCGGGTGCTTGAAGCCTTTGCGGTCCTCTGGGTGCGCCTCTGGTGACTCCAGGCGCACGTGGACCACGCGCCGCTGCATGTCGCCTTTGAGCTGCACGTTGTTGCCGGTGGCGAACCACGTAGTGATCAGCGGCATGCGCACCATCGCGGTCGAGCCGAGGATGCGATCACTGACCTCCTGCCCCGTGATGGCGGCGTCCATCGCTGCGCCACCGAGCCGGCCTTCGATGTTGTCGATCAACGTCAGTGGCTCGCCGGACAGCGCGATCGCCATGATGCGCTTTCGCGCCTCTTCGTCATCGTCGGTGGGCGCCATGACGGCCATCGGGCGCCCCTGCACGATCTCGGAGATGATCGAGACGCACTTGCCCTTGCCCGCTCCGGCGACGTTCGCGTCGAACAGGAACAGCGGTTTCGGTCCGCTCCT